TCTAAAACCAGCAGTTTCTGGTAGTTGTTTTAGTTGCTCCCCATACCACTCTCTTACCTCGTCCATACTCATTCTCTTCAAATCTGCTGTAGTTAAAGTTCCAGCACCACCTTTATCTGCTATATCCAATACCATAGCCCACTTATCATCATATTCTTTTTCGTCCTTCTTAATCTTGGTTTCTAAATCAGATTCAATCTTATCTAGAATATCTTTTTGTTCTTTTGTCAGGTCATCAATCACATCAGAATTCAATTCCATAAAGGTTGAAATCTCTGTGAGTTTTTGAAGGTCATCATACTGCATTGCTTTTACCACATCTGATACCAAACCCTTAGCTGTTTCTATCTGACCACGATAAGCATTCATTAGGGCGGTTTTGGCTCCCAACTCAGCAGATACTCCTGCTTGTTTAATAGCAAAGTTCCTGCTAATTCTAGCAGATTCTCTTGTAGCAAACGCTTGTGAGTATCCTGGTCTTTGGCTAATAGCCTCTAATGCTTGTGCCTCTTGTGTTTTTAGACTAGCCAACTCATCACTCAATGCCCCTATCTCTGGGGTTAGGGCTTGTATCTGTTCAAACGTTTTCTCTACCCCAAATCTTTTCATTTGTTCTTCTAGTTTGGTTTCTGTGTCTTTTTGTCCAGCAAAGAAGTCCTGAAGTTTTTGTATCCAAGATTTCTTTTCCTCCTTAGCTATTTCTCTCTCTTTATCTATTTCTTCAAACCTTTTTCTCTGCTCCTCTATAAAAGCCTCCATTGTAGTAGCACCAGCCAAACCAGATTTTGCCTGGTTATCTATATTTTGACTAGCATTCTTAACGTCGTCTGATACCTTAAAAGGTATATCAACATTTGGTGCTACCCTATCAAAGATTTCAGAAGCACTAATACCAGTAACCTTTTCAGATTGCCCTGGTGGCAATATGGTTTTATCGCCTTCGGTAATACCCTCTTCCTCTATTCTGGTAAACATTTCAGCAGTTTCCTTTCGGATTTTTTTAAGTTGTTCTTCTATTGTTGCCATAATTTTATTATGTTTATTTCGACTTTATTATGTTGCTTCGCCTAATTTATTTTGAGTAAAGTGAAAACATATATTGACTATTCTTGCATCCTCATTCAATGTATCCGTTGCCGTAGAGGCTTCCCTAAAAAACCTCAAACCAAGAGAATCATGGGTTGTTAGGTTTCCATGTAATATCTTGGAAGCAAATATAGTGGATTGAACTTCGCCCTCTGTGTGGTTTCCAGCACTTAACTGAGTAATGGTGGTTGTTGTGCTATTTACAACTTCATTATCTGCTATTGCTCTATACTCCACCCCCCACATCACTTTCCCATTATCTGAATTATCGTGAAACCAATGGACTTCAACTTCTACATCTGTTGAAGTATCCCATCTATATGGTATATGTTCTTCGCAATAAGCACTTTCATCTGTAGTTTTATCAAAATCTAGTGTTGGAAATACCCCCTCTTGTCTTTGTGCAGGATAATTGGACGCTGGTAATTTGAATCTAGTTGGGTCAATCAAAAAATGTCTCTTCACCCTAGCTGTTCCGTGTAAGGTTAACTCACCATCTTTAGCGTGTTTGGTGTAGTTATCCCCATCTCCAATTTTAGTTCCTTCATCTCTTACTGCCTCGGTTATTTGACCAACCTTAATTTTCCTAAATGTTTTTTGGTCTTCATAAGGGACTACTGGTGCTGAGATTTCCGCCTCTTCCTTCTTAACAGATTCAATACTGGTTTCTTGTGTTGCACTATCAAAAATTACTTCCATTTTATTTAGGGTCTTCTATGTAATCATAATCTACGACTATTTTAGCGTAATCTACCCCAGCTACTGTATCTGAATCTATGATAATCCTGAAGGCATTACAAAGTGGAACTTTTTTACAAGATAAACTTGTTATATTCCCAGTCGATACTGTCCCAACTGTGGTAGTTGATTTAGCATAATCCACTTCTATTTTAATATCATCATCCTTATTAGATGCCGTTTTGTGATATAATTTGATATTGTTTAATCTTATCTTGTGGTCAAACTCATAATATAAAGACTTCCAAAGAAACCCAACATCGCTATCTCCAGTATATTTTACTAAATAATAAGTAGAACCGCCCTTGTAGGAAACTACTGGATATACTGTAGATATAGCTATAGCTCCAAAAACACCATTAGCCACATTAGTCCTCCACGGATTTACAAGTGATTTTGGTAAGCCAGGAGCAACTGAACCATAAAGATAAATTTTATTCCATAGAGATGGGAATATTAAACAATTTCTATATTCAGTAACACCACCATAGCCCTTTGGTGCTTTTGTTGCTGTAGCTGAAGCATTATCTATAATAGGTTGAACCAATCTAAATCTTGTTCCATCCCATTGTCTAATAGTTCCCTTTCCCCTGCTATCATTCCCAAAAATATAAAACTCTCCATTTAGATTATAAGAAGCATTTATCTCAGCATCTGGGGTCATTACCTTTCTATTAAATTGGTCGGATGTTCCATCCCAAAAGAATACTGCTGCCCTTGTTGGAGCACCTGTTGTTGATGGAAAATCTCCAGTAAAATGAATTGCTGTAATTCCAATGTATTCTCCAGCATCAAACAAAGAAGTTATTACCCAACCACTTGGCAATTCAAATGCTGCGTCATCCATTGTTCCATTGTTACCAGTAGCACCATCTAGAGATACTAAAGTTCTACCGTTGCCAATATACAAATACCCACTTTCCTGCCATTCTAACATTGGGTGTGGAACAAGTTTTAATAATTTAGTCTTGCTGCCTTGTGCCGAATCAGACAAGAAGTCATCATCAAAGGTTACGGCAGCCCCAGTAGCCCCAAGTGTTACCCTGCCCACATCTCCATCTGTAGCATTTCTCCAGGAGTAGAATAAATAATTTGTAGGGGTAGAATTAGTATCATTACAAGTATACATTTTTACATCTTCTCCAATAGAAGTGCTTGTGCTGTTTATCTGGTGCGGGAAATAAGCATTATTGGTAAGGGCTAAGGAATCGTAGCGTAATTGGTGAACTTCAGCACCCTCCTCTATAGCATACAAATGATTATTTTTAACATCGGTAGTAAAGGAATGTATAAGGTTTGTAATAACCCCACCACCAGATGTAGCTATAATGGCCTCAGAGGCTCCAGCGGTTAAATACCCTATAACATTTAATGGGTCTGCTTGTTCTCCCAAATAATAAGAACCCTCTTTACCGAGTTTATCGGAAAAAGATATTCCTCCTGTGAAATTGTCTATTGTTAATTTTGGCATATTTATTGGTTACGATTTTGCCAACTCCAAGTTGGGTCTTCCTCGCTTTTATCTTGATATGTCCAAGTTGGGTCTTCTTCTGACTTATCTTGCCAACTCCAAGTAGATGTGCTTTTTACTATAAATGTCCATATTCTTTCTACAAAACTAGTTACATCTCTCAATATAATTGTTTCTGTAAATACCTTGTCCCAAGTAGATTTTTTGGTTATTGTGTCTGCTAATGTAATAGTATTTGTAAGTGCTTTCTTAAACCCAAGTTTTTTAGATGTGGTTTCTACTAAAGTAATGGTATTTGTAAATATTTTTCTCCAACTAGATTTTATAGAAATAATATCTCGTAGGGTTAGGGTATCTGTAATAGAAACAAAAGACTTTTTTATACGAGTGATAATATCTGACAAACTAACTGCATCTATAAAAGATTTTGCCCAAGTAGATTTTTTTAAGATAGTACCTACTAAAGCAATAGAATCTGTATGTGGATGATTGGCGTGAAATCCACTAAACTCTTGAGTTGGAACTAATGTTAATGAATCTGTAACTGACTCTGTAAATTCTGTTATGCCTTCCTCTTCTGCTCCAGCAGAAGCAAATACTGGCTCTGGGTCAGCAAACTTTCTAACCCTTACAGCATCTGCATAAGTATTATTTGCTTTACCAACATAGAAACCCAACCTATCACTTACAGCATCGCCAGCCCTGTCTTCGTCTTCACATAATGTTGTTTCATTTCCAGCGGTATCATAAGCCCAAGCTGAAAAAGTTCCATCAGAATTTATTACAATTTTCAATCTATACCAAGTTTCATAACTAAAGCCCTCATTAGTATTCTGCCAACCCGCACTATTTCTATACCCCCATTCTCCAGAGGTGGGATATCCCATTGAAACTCTGGCATACAAATTATCTTCAAGGGGGTAGAAACCAATATCTTCGTCCCCTGAAGCATTAGATAAGTTATACAACCAAACCTCTGCCACATATGGCTTTGAAAGAGCTACCTCCTTAAAACCAGAAGCCACTTTTAAACTATATGCTCGTTCAATTTGTTGGTCTGTTGAAGCTGCTCCAGAATATCCATCAGTAGTATTTTCAAACCCAGAAAACTCTGTTGGGAATACGGCATCGCCATCGCTACCCGAACTATCGCCCACCTTACCATAATAAATATAAATAGATTGGTTGGAACTTAAATCATCAGTAACCTTTACCCAAACATCAAGCACCCTATTGGGCGTAGTGCCAGACATATTTTCAATATAATAGTCTAATTCTGTTTCTCCATCATTATCAGTAAATCTTATATCTGTAGGGAAGTTTTCACAATGTTCTTCTACGTCAAAATCTTCGCCAGTAGCCCCAGAGGACTCACCAACACGAAAAGCAATCTGAAAATTAGTTCCTGCCGAACCCTGACCAGTAATATTTATCGCTTTTCGATATGTGTATCCATCTAACCATGCCATTTTATTATTTTATTTTTACCCTTTTTTTAACTTTATTTTTTTTGGTTTTTGCTATATCAAAAACTTCTTTAGCTTTTGCTAAAGTTTCAAAAGCCAAATCTAGCATAACTTTATATCTCATAGATTTTGATGTTTTATTTTATGACAAGCACGGCATAAGGTAATACCATTATCTATCTTAAACCTTAGTTTTGGGTATTTATCCCACGACTTTAAATGATGAGCAACGATATTGGTTTTATTACAATGTTTGCCACAGTCTTGACAGGTAAAATAATCTTTGCGATAAACTTTTAATCTCCAGTCTTTATATTCTTTTGTTTCTCTGCGATGGTTTCCTCGTGTAATTCCACCTTTCCAGTTCCAGTGGTTTTTACTACTATGTGCCAAATTACTACAATGCCACGAGCAATACAATCTTTTAACACTTTTTTTATGGGGGAACTCTTTACCACAAAATTGGCATTTATCTATTGTTACCCCACCCCTATCTGCCCTATTATGACAAACAACAGAACAGTAAATCCTGTTTAGGTATTTATAATGCCGAAATTCCTTTCCGCAGAATAAACATTTTGAAGTTTTATGCCCATAATCAGAACGACATTCAAGAGAACAAAATTTCCAGTCTTTTCGCCATTTTTTTCTTGAAACATAAACTGGTTTCTTAAAAGGCTTACCACAATTAATACATTTTCTCATAATAGTAATTAATTATTAATAATAATCGACTACTATTATTGTATCATAATACTAATCCTTGTCAAGTTTATATTGCTCAGTCAACATCTATCTTGTATGTAATCTGTAAAGTATCCGCACTTTCCATATTCTTGGCTGCAAATGTGTGGTGTCCCAGCATAATACCCCCTGAAGTAGGAGTGTCAAAAATACCAACCTCTTTCACTGCTTGAGTAGCTGTAGCTGTAAATGTGTGCAGTAACTGAGCTGTATCATTGGCTGTATCTGTCATTGTCCTTGTGCAGGTAGCTTCAACTCTTGCCAACCCCGCAGCAGTGATTTCATTAGTTAAGGCAGTGTCGGCATTAGTTGCCTCTGTTCCTGAATCACCAAGAGCAATATACTTAAAGCCCCCAGCTCTAGCCTCGTTAATAAGACCAGCAACTTCTGCTATACCAGTTACAGTAATTGTGTTGTTGAATGTTTCATCACTCAAAACAAGACCACTCCTTTTATGGACAAGCCTTATTTTACCCCCAATTCCTATAGAACTTTTCATGTTCATGGTTTTGTGTGTTTATTATTAGACCTTTAAATGCAATTTCTCGTAGTTGGCTTTATTCTGGGTTTTACATCTTTATCCCTTCTGCTATAAAACTCCTCAAAATCTCTTTCTATTTCAGCCATTTCCTCTTTACATGCCCTTACTGTATCCCACATCTTTTTTCCAATGGCATATCTTTTAGATGCTCCTAAGGGAATTAAAGCATGGAAGTTATTAGCAAACCCTGGCTCTTGTGTAGTATCAGAAGAAGTAAACACATCTACTGTTCTTGCCACATATATTTTTAATCCTTTGGTTAGAGTTACCTCACTGGCTGCTGGTGTAGGGTATAAAAGAATAGACCTACCACTCATATCGCAATACTCTGGAAACCCAGATGACGAATAAAGTTCTGTCATTGCTTGTGTTGTTATCTGAGATTTATCTATTGGTTTTACTAACTGATAATCACCATTAGAATCTAAAACTTCCACCCTTTGTATTTGCTGGGCAGTAGAAGGTAACTCATAATCATATTGCTCTGCTACTAAATTAGTAGTGGCTATTGGTAGGGTTGAAAGATTTCTGTCATCAAACTCCCAAGCCCCCTGGGTTCTCCAAATTTTAGCAATTCTTTCCTTGTAAACAGTGTTAATAAGGCTAGTAAATTTCTTTAATAAGGTGGAATCTCCAGAAATATCTCCATCATCAAAACCGAGTAAGCTTTCGCAATACTGTATTATTCCTAATTTTCCTGTAGTGTCATTATATTTCATTGTGTTGTTATTAGAATGATTATCGCCCAAAAAACGACTATACCAATTATAATTAGGCGATTAAGTGTTTTGTTTTTCATCTTGTTTTTTTGGTTTCTCTTTGATTTCCGTTTCCCCATTCATATTTACCTTTATATGCTCTATCCTTTCTTCTAGGTCTTTTTTGTCTATTAAAATGGAATACACTTCCTTTAAGTCAAAAGTTACCCAATGGCTTGAAATGTAATCTAAATGAGCATATACTTTAAATCCCAAATCTTTTGCTCTTTCACAGAAGTTAATATCTAATCCTAGTTTTTTAATTCCATCTCTATCATATTCATTTCTAAATGGGTATCTTATTTTTTCAAGAACCCTACGGGCTATCATCATCTGCCCTGAACCTGCAGCATCTACCTCTATTAAGCCCTCGTCACCCCTAAATGGTGCTATTGTGTATAATCCATCTTTCTTCCTTCTAAAAATAGATGGAACTACCAATTTTTGTTGCCATCCAAATGACAAACCGCAAATTACATCTTTATCAAAATCCGCTAAATTAAGTATATTGGTTGGGGGAACATTATCACTATCCAGCATTAGTAGATAATCAAAGTTCTTCCTTTGCAAAAAGTCTTGCACTATCTTATTCCTATTATGCGATATTGGTTTATTAGCAGGATAGGAAATCATTATATTATATTTATTTTGGTGTGTTAATTCGGTCAAAACATAGGCTAACTCAGCCCTTATATCTCCCTGGTTTAACACTGCAATGTATATTCCTTTTCTTGTATCTGGCATAGTTTTTTTTATTTAGTTTATAATTTAATTCCGAAATCTTTTAAGATTTCTTCTTTTTGATTATCATAAAAATACTCCTGCCCCCTTACACTATTTTCCCAAGCCGTGCTTATATTCCCTTTATGGCAAGTAGCACAATAAAGAAAGTCTTTCATCCTCTTACATTTGAATATCTTTAATATATCTTCGTGCGACCTAAATGGATAATAGTATTCTAGGTGTTTTTTGGCATCCATAAATATCTCTACTGGGAATAAAATGGTATAAAACGGCGGGCAAGAGGGGTGTTCCCAATTGGCTAATTGTCCAGTTTCATTATTAAGTATCAACCCCCTTACTGGAGTAAGTGCTTTTCTTAATTCATATTCTTCTTTCTGAACAAGTTTTACCAAGTCCCTATGAAACATATCGTCAGAGTCCAAAACCGTGAAGTAAACATATTTTTTACCTTCAGTATATTTTTTTAATGATTCTAATGATTTCCTTACTCTATCTTCCAATCCAAGATTGGTTGTCCTTTTATCGTCAGGAAATGGCTGACCATAAAATGTAAATACATATTTGTATTTGATACCATCAAGATATTTAGCCAACTCCCTTGTTGTTGGATTATTCTTTTCCTCTGGTCTAAAACAAATCCAATGAATGAACTTTTTGTTTGACTGGTTTTGCAAACTTTTTATACAATACTTTTTGAATATGTCAACCCTATACTTATACCATTTATCCCCCCCATATCCAGGAATACCCCTGCCAGTCATTACTGTATTTATAAAATGGACTTTATTTCTTTGCATTGCCTATAATGTATTTATGCTTATCCTCTTCAAAAATATAAGTTCTAATATCATTCATTCCGCCTAGAAGATTTCTAATGTCTGCTTCATTATAACTCCAAATATGTTCTGATGGTGCTATTTGTCCAGCATCCATATATGGAACAGAGCATACAAATCTTCCGCCTGGTTTTAAGACCCTCAAAAATTCCTTAATAGTTTTTTCTGGGTCTTCCATATGTTCTAAAAATTCTCCAGCAATCAAGTAATCAAAATAGTTATCTTTAAATGGCAAGTCATTCCCATCTCCAAAGATGTAATTTACTTGTGGGTATTTTATTTTAAGAAGTGGTATTAAATCACTCGCTAAATCTAATCCCCAAACCTCAGAATTTGGGATTTTACTAGCATTTAAACAATGTGGTGCTATACCACAGCCAACTTCTAGAAACCTACCACCAGTAAAATCCTTTATCAACTCCCTTTCTCTTCCTGGCTGGTCTAGGTCAAATCCCCTCTTCTTAAATCTGCTTACAAATAATCTATTGTAATGACCTGTATCATTTTGGTCTTCTCCTCTTTCTATAAGCCTCTTCATAATATTCCCAAATCTTTAAATATCTTTTTCCTAAACTTAATATCTGTATGTATTTTTCCCCTAAATTCGTGTTCCCACCCCGTGCTCTTATTACTACTGTGAATAAGGTAAGAATATTTATTCTCTGGCATTATTGTTGCTTTATAAATGAGCAGTGCGTATTCATGACTTTTTAATCCACCCTCATATAATGCTTTCTTTTCAGCGTCTACAAATATCTCTGCTGGGTAAATAATGGTATAGAATGGTGGTGATTCGCAAAACCAATCTGCCAATTCTTTTGTTTCATAATTTATTGCGTATCCCTTTTGGAATATTAAGGACTTACCCTCTTCTGGCTCTTGTTTTTGTATTAACCCCACAGCATCTTTCATAAACATATCATCGCTATCTATCATGGTATAGTAAACCCATTCTTTTCCCTTAATGTAAGGTTCTAAAACCTTGAGAGATTTTTTCGTTCTCTCTAATAATGTATCATTCGAAGCCCTATCGTCCCAATGACATTGTCCATCGTATGTAAAAACAAAGTTATAATTTAATGATTTTAAGTATTTAGCCAACTCGTCCCACTTTGGATTTGGCTTTCTAAAACAAATCCAGTGTAGAAAATCTTTATTAGTCTGGTTCATAAGGCTCTTTAAGGTATAGTTCTTAAAGAGGTATATTCTATCGTCTATCCATTCTTCTGTTTCCTCTAGCATTTGTATATTACCAACCATACTGGGAGTTCCCCTACCCGTGAATATTGTATTAACGATATGGATTGAGTTTTTCATTATATTTATCTACCTCTTTAATTATAGACGCTTCAATCCCTAATGTGTTAGCAAACTCTATTAAGGATTTAACATCTTTCGGAAGACAGGCTCCCCCATAACCCCTATATCCTTTATGAAATATTTGTAGATGAGATGGGCCTATTCTTTTATCGGCTGCCGAACATTCAGTTATATCTTCAAACTCTTTATCTGTTCCACCAAACTTCTTAAAAATATCATACATCTCGTTATTCTTAGCCACTTTTGTAGCAAACCAAGTATTCGTGTAATACTTGACAAATTCTGAAATGTGTGCTGGAACTATCTTTTCAAATGGTGCTAACGGAAGCATTCTCATTACATTCTCGGTTTCTGTATAACTCTTATGGGTATATCCTATAATCTGCCTATCTGGATAAGCCATATCCTGGTCTGCTGTGACTTCTGTAAGGAACTCTGGGTTATGCATCAACTTCAGGTATGGAAACTGTTTCTGTAGGGCTTCTGTTGTCCCTGGAAGGATTGTAGATTTAATTATCACTACCTTTTCTTTGAACCCTGCAATTGGTTTTTCAATATAACCGAGTGCTTCTTCTACAATGCTATTGTCATAACCCTTCCCTTCTACAAAGGGAGTTGGGACACAAATAAAGATATAATCTGCTTTATTTATCTCGGTCTTTGACCCTATCTTTTTATATTTATCGTATAAGAATGGCTTATTCCCCTGTTTTTCAAACCACTTTCTCGTGGCTCCACCAACCATTCCCACACCTATAATTCCAACTTTCTTCATAGTTTTATTGTTATGTAATAACCAAATGTTTTCCAGTTTGTAGAATCCCACTCTTCTGGGGTTATTTTTCTCATTTCAATGCTCTTGGCATTAAGCGGCTCTAAAAGTTTTTTGTAATTTCTAACGAACCTAAATCCTATGTTTTTTCCAGTAAGGTCTTTAATCTCCTCGTCATGCCATTCAACAAGAACGATTGCCTTCTTGGCTATCCTTTTCATATTCATAAAAATCTTTTTGAGTTCTTCTTCTGTCAATTCTATCATTAGCAATACAGCATCTGTAAGAACCACATCAAAACTATTTGGGGAATAATCTATATTTTTAATATTCTGTTCTACCATTCTAACATCAAGGTTTTCCCCTCTAATCTTTGACATTCCCTGTTGCATTCTCGTCAAATTTATATCTGTTCCAACTGCCTTAATATCTGGTATCGCTATTTTAATATTCCTCAAATTATTTCCCCAGCCACAACCTAACTCCAAAATACTTTCTGGATTAAAACTCTTTACTATATCAACCACCACTTTACGATGCGGGTGAAAATCTGTGTCTTTCCAGTTTGCTTTTTCCCAGTCTATTTTTTTACCCATGGATACAAATTAAGATTCTTTCTCCAATAATTTCTCGCCTCGATGTTCGGTTTTGTTTCGGTGCATAATCTTTCTATCAACTCAGCCAACTCATCCAAGTTTCTATACTGCCAAGCAAACTTGTAGGGTAAGTAAGAAATAGCATATTGTCCTTGTAACATAGCCTTCATTGGAATTTCAGAGTTACCATCGTGCCTATTGGCTCTAATACAAGCCTGATAATTCTTAATGTCTTTATTGAACTGTTTATTGGTAACCCAACCATGACATATTACATTTGGTAATTCCTCTACTTCTGGCAAATGTTCAGACCCATATAAATGAAATGTTACATTTGGAAATCTTTTAGCCACTTCATATGCTTCATAAAATCCATACTCATCTTCTCTTCTTGGGTGTCCAGATAAATAAATATGCGGAGTATTGGTTGCCTTAAAGGATAATGGAAACTTTTTTATATCTTCCAAAAATGATGGTGCTATCTTTGCTTTAATTCCAGCCTTTAATAGTTTATTTGCCTGAACCGTTGTTTCACACCAATGTTCTACGCTTGGGTCTTCCCTCACAATTCTCATTCTTTCGGGATTTTGGAATATTCTTTCAATATCATTTCCACACCAAAAGATAGTTCTGTTTCCTTTGAAGTTATGATAAATCTGATAGTCTTGTATCTCATACATTCCAAAGAATAAAACATCTTTATCTGGGTCGCCTATCCCTTGCCACTCTTTAATACCCCAAGCCTTTTCTATTTTATCTCCGAACAAATGGACTGATGGACTGCAGCGATATTTCATTTTACTAAATCTAAGATTTCCCTTAATCTATTGGTATATGCAAACCTTTGCTCAACAAAGTTTTTTCCAGCCTGAGATATGTCTTTTCTCTTCCTATTATTTTCTGGCCTTAACCAAAACTTTATTTTATCTACTAATTCCTCCCAACTATTATATGTTTCAAGGCATGGTTTTTGCCTAAATTCCTCTTTAAGACCTTCTAGCCTTGGATGAATCAGGAACCCCTTTGAAATCATAGTTCTATAAACTCTATCTGACCAATAGAAATCGTCAAATGGAGATTTTGGAGATACCATTATCTTTACCGACTCACACATATCAGCAAAATCTTGTCCATACTTATCGTTGTATACTTTAAACCTTTCACCAAATTCCTCTTTCATACTCATAACAAACTGCTTCCTTGCCCCATATACATTTCCCACAAAGACAATATCATTGGCAAATTCTTTTTTGAATCTACCTGGAACTGGCAGAGTTTCTCCCCAGGCCAAATGCATTGGATATAAGTTTGTATACTTATGCCTCCTAACCCAGGTATCATCATTCAAAAACCCATAATCAACCAATGGTGTTATGTGTTCTAGGTATTCATTGCTCATACCAATGGCTTTATCTGTAAACCAGAATATCTTCTTGCAAGTTATATTCCTTAGTATAAGTTCAAGTCGATTCAAGGATAATTGAAGATTCATATAACTATCTGTGATAACCCCGCCATGATGAAAGAAAAATAAGTCAGACTTATTTGCCTCAATAATAAGATTCTTTACATCAAATTTGGTTTCATCTATGGCTAAAACTTTATGACCCATAGATTCCAAGGATGTAATGATTTCTTCTTCCCTTTTTATTAACCTATTTTTTGATAGATTTGCGAAATATAGAATTTTCATATATTTTGTTTAAATGTTCATCTGCTTTCGTCATCGTGAGCTGTGCGAAAGCTAAGCCCACGATAGACGAACATTACAAGGTTAATGTTTATGTGTTACTTATGATTCTGATACCATAGGTGCTTGAAAGTAGTTTTACACCATACATAATATCTGCTATTACTTTAGTGTTTAAATTACCATCAGCATTTCTAAGTTCTTGAACCCTAGCTCCCTGTTCACCTTCTCCTGGGATTGCTCCCAATGCCCATACGAAGGCATTCTTGTGAACCAAGAGGTTTCTGTGTCCACCCTCTGTAGAATCAGTTCCAGAAGGAACTTGAGTGGTAACCATCAATGGAACGCCAAACAATGTTGGCATTTGTCCATAAGGTGTGGTTGCTAACCCATAGTTTGAAGCATCTGACATCCTTGGGTCTGGACGCAATTCGTTCCAGTAAACGGTTGGATGTAAGAAGAGGATTAAATCCTCGTGCGGTAAACTATAGGAATCTGCAATGCTGAATGCTTCCTCGATGGTAGATACTCTAACATCGGTAGCGGAATCACCCACTGCAGGGTCTAAACTTGAACCTAAGGCTAATAAGTCAGTATCCAATTTTCGTGCTAGTCTTTCAGCCATTGCTTCTGCATATACTTCCTTCAGTCTGTAACTTGAACTAATCTGTGCTCGTTGGAAGTCAGAAATCAATCTTGCATCTCCATACCACTTGTCAATCTCCAATACAACTGCTGTATCTGAGATTATTCTGGTTGAAACATCACCAGTAGTAGTGGTAATGGCTGTAGCAGTAAAGCTGTCGCCTACGGTTGGGATACTTGTTCTATCCCCACCATCTGCGAATTCTTCTGAGAAATCTCGGAAGAACTTTGCTGCCGCAAGTTTCTTTCTGAAATATACTGAAACAAATGGACTCCATAACTCCTTTACTGTTAATCTCTTGTTACCAAGAGTGTCGGACTATCGCATCCCTTATTTGTATTAAGGGTGCTCTCGCTTAGTCTCTCAGCGTGCAAAGGTTTCCCTTTTTTATTTAGCTTTCTAATATTGTAATAAAGTTTTTCTCTCTCTTTCCAGATTGTTTCCTTAACAACCTTGTTCTCTCCAGTAAATTTATTACCAATATTTTTAGTCTCATAACATTTTTTGTCAAAAGTTTTTAAAAACTTCTTTAGTATTTCTGCATGTTCTTTCTTTATTCTTAAATATGGAGTAATTTTATCTAGTATGGGTTTCATCGAAGAACCCATCATTACCCACTCATAAGAATCTGCCCATTTTGGATTACCTGGATGTCTTTTACATATCCATCCTCCAAAACTTTCCTTTAGCCATTTTATTAAACTTTCAGTTGTTAATGTTATTCTGACTCTTGGTCTATAATACTCATTACTACCACCAATCCCTTTCCTGATTTCCTTTCTTATCTCCAAACTTCCTTCTCCATCTATTAGACCTGCTAAATATGCAGCAGTAATTTTATTCATTACTGCCATAACCTTGCTTCGCCCCTGTTAGCCCAACGGGCTTCCAAGTCGATTAGAGAGCATTTAATGAACCCAAGTTGTAGTTTAGGCTCGAAAATTGTGTAGTAACTTGCTTTAATTGTAGCCATTTATTTTCTAGACTCCCTCGCTTTCTTTGTGCTTGGAAAATTCCTCTGCGTAGGCTTTTCGTTCCTCGTAAGTCATTTTACCTAACTCTTCTGGTGTTTTCTTTACGAATCCACCAGGAGTTACACCAGAAGGCTCGGCAGTCGCATTTTCATTCTCGACTTTTTTCCTTCTAGCTGCTACTAATGCTTTAGCCTCTTCGGTTTTTGCAGCTTCTTCTATGGAAAGACTTTTGCCCTTTGCTACTAAATCTATATCACCCAATTCATCTGGTGTGAAATCTTTTAGAGCTGCAACAGTTTTGGCAACCTCTAGGACATTAGTTGGTTTGTTATCCTCCTTTGGTGCTTCAGGTTCTTCTGAAGTTTCCTCTGGGGGGAGTTTTTTTCTTAACTCTGCCAACTCTTCCTTAAGGGCTTTTTCATTAGCCTCTGCTGTTTTTGTTCGGGCATACAATTTCTTGTTAGCCTCTTCCATCTCCGAAGGGGACATGCCAGGTTTGATAGAGGTGTCCTGAACCTCAGTGTCGGTTGAGATTATAGAGGTATTATCCGACTCCTCTTGGTTTTCAATGGTGTCCTCATTTGTAATTGTTGTCATAATTTTAAGAGATTATTTAACTCGATATGTTTTTAAGAGGTATCAACTCCTCGACCTTTTTAGGCTTATGTAATATTAAACGAAATCTTCTTTCTTACCCCCACCGTCCTGTGAAAATACTTTTACAAATTGAAGCCACTTCTTAAACTCATTTACAAACTCAATCTTTACCTCTCGTTTCTCCGGGTCACATGCTAAAACCTCATCCTTCAAAACATCTATCCTTTTGGAAAACAAAGCAGATAGAATCTTTTTATTATTCTTTATAAACTTTTGTTCTTCTGGTGTGGTTGAAATCATAATGTTCTAGGAACACTTGTTGTTTGTGGAGTTGGTGAAGGTGTTGGTGCCCTTGGAACTGAACCACCCCTTTGGGCAACATTATCCCCTATCATTTGCGAAACATCTGGTTCACCCTCTCCTTGAAAATCCGTAGGGGATATTCCAGCCAAATCTAGCAATTTGTAGAATACCCTTCTAGTTCTCTTTTCTTGTAATATTGTTGGGTTGGAACCTATAATCTGTAAAATGGTTTGGAGTGTAGTCATCTTGGAAGCCATATCAATCTGTTCATTTGTTATTACAATATCAATCTTATATTTCATATTGTCGTAATAACCCTCTGGAATGTTAATCTCTTTAGCCGTTTTTAACTGTTCCCTTGTAACAGCAGTAATAACATCTACATCTTCCATTGTTGGTATTCTTTCATTCCTTACTATAAACTTCCAAATTTCTTTATTAACCCTATTTTTAGATATAAGAGCATTGAGTTTTTCTAATTCTTCCTCGTCAAACTCTCCAAGCATAATACCGTGGACACCCTTTTTTTGTTGAGCAAATCCTGGTAGAATCCATTCGAATAAAATGCTCTTGATAAACATTCCCAACTCTTCTCTTTTCAAATCATAATATTGACCAGATAGTTTGGTTTGTAAAATTGATGTTCCAAGTGGTGTTCCAGATGGAGGTCTTTCACCGCTAAGAGGTTCAAAACTAAATCCTAGTTTTGATATTAAAGTATCCCATTTGGAATCCCCAGTATTAAGTGCAGCCAAGTTTCTTTCTTCCATAGCAACTGGAGTAATCTCTGAATTGACAGTTAATACTTCTCCGTCGTCTATTTCAGAAATTAAGTTCTTAGCCATTGTGTCGTCTCTACTCTGGAAAATATGTTTTGCTGTCCAGCGATAACCAGCCCTTAAATAACTCTCATTTTCATTTTTAGCAATTTGGGCTTCAAATAACTTTTCCACCTGCCCACGACCAAGTGCACGACCTGGGACATCTTCCCATTTTAATTCCTTATAAACTTTTTCTCTGTCTATTTCACCCTTAAATAAAATATCATTCTCCCCAAGTTTTTTCTTAGTTCCCCTATGTGGCAATACAATAAAGTTTACATCAGGGTCATCTGTAACCCCATATCTCTCATAAACCTTAATCTTTCCATCTACTGTAAAGTTTTTAATAACATATTCGTGTTCCTCAATAAGATATTCAGAAGCCATATAGTTTTTAGCCCCAGGCTCCACATAAACATTTTCTAGTGGAACTAAACTTACAGTATTCTTGGTTTTTTTAACCAAGATATGTCCATATTTTGGATAGTTAAACACTATTTCATTTAACCATTGACCAAATGTCTTACCATCTTTGTTCTTTTCGTCTTTCATCCATATCTTTAACTCCTTTCCAAATAACCATGCTGGGTAATAAGACTGACCATTTTCTGCGATAACCCTTACATCTTTAGTATCCAAATCTATTGTTTTGGCTGCAATTTCTGTTGGACTATTAACAATATTGTAAAAGGACTTCCTAAAATTATTGGAATCCAAATCACCACCCTTGAATTTACTCATCCAATAAAGGTTAATCAAATCAATAATCGCCCTTAGACTTGGAGCAAAGGATGGGTTAGTCGGCAATGTCTTTTTATTAAATTCGTCTATTTCTGTTTCTATGCTTTTCATTGTTTTCTAGGTTTTCTTTTCCAACCCCTAGTGGCATGGTAGGCTTTTACTTGTTTCCAAGTATAAATCCTACCAGATGGACTCTTGTATTTTCCTTTATCTTTACCTTTTTTTATCTTTGTGAATGGCATATTAAATAAAACTTGTTCTTGGTTTTTGCCTTCTACGCTTTTGGAGTTCTACCTGTATCGCTGTTTTAGGACTAGCCTTTCCAACTAATCCCCATACGGCCAGAGCCAAACTTACAACATGGTCATCGTGTAATCCGTGTGGTGCTCCATAAATTATATTTCCAGCGTCTGAAAGACGATAACCATAAGACTTCAATTCATCAATCATTGTTTCCATTCTTGGAATCCAAACATTCTTTTGTTCTATAAATATTGACAGTTTTTCTATTAACTCTTTTTTACTCTTGTTTGTAAAACCGAAATCATCTACAAACATTCCCTCTCTTGACAAATCGTCTTTTATGGGTTCTCCTACACCAGTTGAATCTACAATTATTCTTGCATTATTATATCTTCTTGATGTGGCTAATATTCTTTTCTTTTGAAATGGATAATCTATTTGACTAAACCTATCGCAATAAACAACATTATTATTATATTTGTCAATAACGGTTAATACTGTAAAGTCTTCGTGTTTGGCTATATCAACCCCCATAACATACTTGTGGTCTGCTATAACATCTGACAATGCATCTTTTTTTATTATGTCATCTACCCCCCTAAATACTGCTGCTGCATCTGGCAAGAAGGAAGCCATGTATTCTTGCTCAAAAACCTGTAATGGCAACTTTTGTTTAGTTCTTTCCCATTCTGCTTTTTGGTTTTTTGCTACAGTCCAAAATGGATTATCATTTGTCTTAAATTGGAATGAAGAGCCATCCTTGTTATTTTTACAATCTATCCATTTTTCATAAAACCAGTTCTGTCCAAATGGTGTTGAAATAAAGAATGTTCTAGCCTGCCTTGAAGAAGTAGTTGGGAAGATATAAGTATCATAAACTCTTCTTGAAACCCTAGCCGCTTCGTCAATAATAACTAAGTCTAATTCTTCTCCTAGTAATGATGTTGGATTTTCTGTTGACTTACATTGAACCCAAATCCCTTCTGATACTTTTAACTGTGGAAAAGGTTTATTCTGAACAAACTGACCCATGTCTGGATAAATCTTTAGTATCCATTTTACAAAATATTCAAATACCTTTTGTGTTAATTCATACGACGGTGCTACTATCCATATCTTGACAGAATCCCTTTTTCCTTGTTTAATATCATCTATCCCGTTTAAAAATGTCTTTAATGCCACATAGGCACAAACTGCTGACTTTTAATATCATCTATCCCGTTTAAAAATGTCTTTAATGCCACATAGGCACAAACTGCTGACTTGCCAAACCTCCTTCCAGCACAAATAGTAATATCCCTAGATTTGCTTTTTAAAATATCTACTTGTCCCTTGTGTGGGACAAACCCTATTGCTGTCTGTAATTTTTTATCTGAAATCATATTATTCCCCTGATTAACTCAAACCCCTCTGCATATTCTACCCCTATTCTAATTCCATTTAACCTAGCCCAACTAAGAATGAAATCTTTTTTCATGTAGGGTCGTTCT